TTAAAAAAATTCCTCAATTAAATTTTTTGCTTTGTCCATCATATCATTATTAACATGAGAATATGTTTTCATTGTTTGACTTATATCATGACCAAGTATATTCGCTGCTGTTTTGAAATCCAATCCACTTGCAATTAATTTTGTTGCAAAGGTATGCCTTAATTCATGTATTGAAATATCGAAATCATGTTTTTTAAGAAGTGAGTTAACATATGATATAACTGATTCTTTATTTTTAAAATTTAAAATTCTTTTATCTATATTAATTACATTTTTACTTTTTAAAAAGTCTAGTAATTCTTTTGAGGTTGAATGAGAAATGGGAATTATCCTGTTTGAATTTTTAGTTTTTAATTCTCCAAAATTATAAGATCCGTCTTTAAGTTTCTTCCATTGTTTGTTAACTGTAATGATATTACTTTTAAAGTCTATATCACTCCATTTTAATCCTAGTATTTCACCTATTCTCATTCCTGTTTTTACTGCTAGGAAAACTATTAAATAGTATTTATTATTCTTGAAAGTATCTAAAAGCTTTGTAACTTCACAATCCGTTAAAGCTTTTTTATTAATATCTTTAGGTTTGTTTACTTTAACATTTTTTGTAGGCACAGAATTAATAATATTGTATTGATGTTTTGCAGAATTAAATATAATTGTAAGCTTTTTAAGATAATAGCTTATAGTATTAGAATTTAATCCTTCTTTTGTTTGTTCATCTACTATTTCCTGTATATCTAAGGCAGTTATTTTATTCATTTCTAGGTTATTTAACCCTGAGAATCTATTCAATACTGTTTTGGTAGATTCATTAGTTTTAGGTTCTCTATATAATCTCATATGCTCTAAATAACGTTGTCCAAACTCTTCAAAAGTTATGCCATCAAATTCACTTGGTGGGTTAAAAGTAATATTTTCTTTTAATTGTTCAAGCATTTTATCTGCATATTTTTTTGCTTCTCCCTTCTTTTTGAATCCTTGTTTACTTTTCTGTTGCCATTTTCCATTTTGATTTTTGTAGCTAATTATTACTTGTATGCCTTTATCCTTTTCTCTATATGTTATATTATATTGCACTCAACATTCCCTCCTCGCTTATTTTTTACTCCAAGAACATAAGTTCGCAAAATGAATTAAATATTAACCAGTTGTTTTAAAGCTGTATAAGGAACTTCAATGTAACTGGCGATTTGCTTTATTGTCATTTCTCTAAATTGTACTTCATCTATATTTAAGTCTTGCAGTTTTAAAGCAAAATAATTTGCTTGTTTTTCAAGTTTATATTTATTAATTAAATGTTTATTATATGAATTTTTAATATTTGGGTGTAATATGGCATGGCCTAATTCATGTTTTAAAAAAAATAATTCTTCTTTTTCTGTAAGATTGTTTCTTAGAAAAATAGTTTCGTATCCTAAATGTTCCCTTATATATGTACTTTCATTACCCAGTAAAATAACATTAGTTGGTGAAGTTTTAATTATTTTAATTCCTAACGCTGTGCATAATTCATAAGGACAAGAAGTGGCATAAATATCCAATAAACCTATAATTATTTCGTCTATCCATTCCATTTTATAGTCCCCCTTTTGAATGTCTACTTTTTATATTTATAACTAATAATCTCCATTTGCCTTAAAAGTTCATTAGCAAATTCCAAAATCTCATCATCAGATAAGTTATCAGCATCAAAACCACTTGAACCAAAAATCTGATGTTTGTCTACATATGCACGTGCTTCCTCAGGATTAGTAAATTCTTCTGGTACTATAGGTAAAGTGTTTTTTACTGATTTATTTTCATCTATTTTACTTTCATTTGACTTTTTAATATAAATAATTATTTTTTTATCTTCATCTAATTTGTATGAAAGTCCTAATTTCTCTATTTCAGACAAAATACTGTTATAGTCGTATCGAATTATTTTATCATAATAAAATTTTTCAGCTTCTTCGAATGTAAATTCATCTTCAATGTAATCATATCCATAATCATTAAGGAAAGAATTTATTCTCTTCTTTAATAAAGAACTATTTTTTTTAAGAAACATTATTAAAGGATATATAAAGTCTTTGGCTACTTCATGTTCAATTAAAGAATCGTACTCATCTTTACCAAGTAAATAATCAGTAGATACGTTAAAAAAATCTGCAAATTTAACCAATAGTTCATTGCCTGCTCCTCTTTCATTTCTTTCAATCATACCTATTGTAGATTGAGCTACTTCTAATTTATTGGCTAACTGTTTTTGTGTTAATCCTTTATCATTTCTTAATTTTTTTATTTTATCTCCTAACATTAAAATCACCTCTTGCAATATATAATAACACTTTTTGTGATAAAATCAATAGGAATTTTAAGTAATTTTGAGATAAATTAAGAAATACAAGAATAATCACTAAAAGTGTTTTAAAATGACTCGAAAAGTGATATAATTGAATTTTACTCAAAACACATACAGTGATATTATAATCACATACAGTGATAGCAAATATCATAAATTTTGAAGAGAGGTGATGAAATGAAGTTGACACCAATAAGGCTTAAAAGAATAAAACTAGGAATCAATACTGATGATGCAGTCAAAGCACTTGATATTAGCAAAAGTATGCTTTATAAAGTTGAAACTGGTCATAGAAGTCCTTCGAAAGAAGTAATAAAAAAAATGAGTAAACTATATGACTGTTCAATTGATGATATTTTTAAAAGTCTAAAAATAAGTTAAAGGAGGTCTAATAGTGGACAAGCTTTTAACTCAAAAAGACCTTGCAGAAAGATGGCAAGTAACCACTAAGACAATTGAAAATTATCGTTTAAATGGAATAATAACTCCGGTTAAAGGTATACCAGCAATAAGATTTACAGAACAACATATTTTAGAGTTAGAAGGAGTAAAGCCAGAAAGATTTTCTCCAATCCATAGACGTAAGCTTGAAAGAGAAATTGAAGTATTGAAAAAAGAGAATTTCGAGCTTAAAAATACACTAAATAATATCTTAGTAGAATCATCTAAAGTCATTAACTTTGTAAAGGAGGGACAAGCATGGTAACCCCTAGGAATGTGCTACAAGTAATTGCAAAGTATATAGATAAAAACAAAATAAGTCCAAGCACTAGAGAAATATGTGGACTCACGAAAGTAAAATCTACACAAACAATACATAGACGGATAAAGATACTAGAAGAGTTCGGATATATCGAAAAGATGGAGAATATTCCACGTTCCATAAGAGTGACAGAACTAGGTAGAGAAGTTATTAATTTTTAAGGAGGGACAAGCAGTGAATGAATTGATAAAAATTAATTATCAAGGCGACAGGCAGACGGCAAGTGCAAGAGATTTGTGGGGGTTCTTAGACAGACCACATGGAGAATTTATGAAATGGTTTGGAAGATATGCAGATTACGGATTTATTGAAAATGTAGACTACAGAGCATATCGACAAATAAGTCGACATGCTAATGGAAGAGATTATGAAGCTACTGACTATGAAATAACAATAGACATGGCAAAAGAATTAGCAATGCTACAAAAAACAGAAAAAGGCAAGATTGCAAGACAGTATTTTATAGAACTTGAAAAGAAATGGAATAGTCCAGAGTCAGTAATGGCTAGAGCACTACAAATTGCTAATGTTAAGCTAATAGAACATCAAAACAAAGTGATTGAGCTTCAAAGCGAGTTAGAGTACAAGACAGAGGTTATCAAAGGTATTACAGAAGATATAGACGTATACACCAAGAGAAATGTTTTGAATAAGGTTGTAAGACACAAGAAGGCTAATTATAGCCTAAGATGGAACGAACTATACGATAGGTTCAGAGAAGTGTATTCGATTGATTTAAAAGCTAGATGTGAAGGCTACAATTTAAAACAAGAAAAGAAGAAGGACAAGCTATCAGTAATCAAATATGCTGAGAAATTCGGACACTTAGATGATTTGTATAAAATAGCAGCTAAATTATATGAAGCAGACGTAAAAGAGATACTAGAGCAATTACAGAAAATAGCAATGTAGGGGGTGGGAAAGGTGGATAATAAGGACTTAAAAGTAGAAGTAATAACAAAAATAGATGACAATCTTCTAGGAAAAATAAAAAATAATGCAGGATGTGAGTTGAAAGTTAAAACAACCTGCATTGATAAAACAAAAGTATTAATAGAAATACTAGAGGCCTAATTTTTTCGAAACATATATTTCTGTTGCGTGGTTAAGCATATCTTCCCATTTACTGAATCTAGTTGTAGCAGCAATATGTTTATCGAATTCATCATCTGGAATAGCTTTAAAATCTTCCTCAGAATTAACTACAAAATTACCGTCTTCTAGTAGTTCATCAAAAGTAGTAAAGTTCGTATATTTTAGCATGAATGATTTTGTAAATAGGTTTTCAAATGGTATGTATTTTTCTTTTTCAAGGTCTTTAGCAGCCTTTTCCATTTGTTTAAGTTGTTTCTCTAACTTATCAAAACCTTTTACTTTAAATGACATATGTAACACCCCCTTTTAAGTAAATTTTACCACACTTGGGAGGGACAAGCTAGAAAAGTATTAAGTAGACAGTTAACGTGGGAAGTATGGATAATTTACAGAATGTGATTGGTTGCTTAGAAATATGTTAAAGAGGAGTGTATTAAATGAAAAAATGTCCAAAATGTGGGAAAAGAAATGTATTAAGAATATTGGTATGGTTAGGAATTAGTCACTGGAAATGTATGGATTGCAAACACGAGTTTACAGAAAAAGAAATATAATAATGGATTTAGTTTATTTAACACTAACTAAGAGGTTAGCGAGGGGGTGTAAAGATGTGGATTAGAAGTCAAAACAAAAGTTCATTGGCAAAAGCAAATAAATTATTAATTGAAAAGACAAACGATAAATATTCAATCGTTCAAACAGATGCAGTAAATCCTGTTATAAAGTTTTTTAAAACCATAGGAACAACTTCAACAGTTATAAGATTGGGAACTTACGAAACAGAAGAAAGAGCAATTGAAGTGTTAGATCAGATACAAGATTTTATTAGTTGTGATGGAGAAATGAATGACTGCAAATTTAGAGTATTTAAAATGCCAAAAGAATAGGAGGGATAGCATTGCAAACAGCAACAGGAAGAAAGCTCATTTGTTACGGTAAAGGAACTGGAAGAGAACTAAAAATTTACTATACGGAAATAAAAGAGGACCAGTCTGCTGGAACAGAAAAGGTCCAATAAGGAAAATGTAAAAATTCAATTATCTGTATTATATCCGAAAACGGAAATTAATACAAGGAGGTACACATGAGAGATTTAAAAAACAAAGTTGATTTAATATACAGTTTGCTACACGATATAGAAACTGAAAACAGTGTATCTGATGAAACGTTTTATAATTACGTTCAACCAATGCAAGATAAAGCGATCGGACTATTAAGAAAGATTGAGGAGGAATAGGAATGAGTAACTATAAGGGTGATATTAAGTTTGATATACACGAATTAAGAAAGTGGCAACAAGAAGGAAATAGAACGGTTGGAATTACATTAGGAGACTTAGACGATAAAGAAAAAATGAGTGTTTGGTGTTACGACTATGAGCTAGGAGCTGGACAGCATATTGTGGAAAGTGTTTCTGAACTTAATCTTATAAATAAAAAAATTGAGATGCTTGAAATAGAGCTTGAGAGATATAAGCAATTGAAGGAGGTTATATGATGGCAGAAAATCAATTAACTGTAATTCATAGCAACTTACAGAAGTTACTAGACAATAAGTCGGAAGCACTACCAAAAGGATTTAATCAAACTAGATTTTTACAGAACTGCATGACAGTATTACAAGATACAAAAGGAATAGATAAGGTTGAACCTATCACAGTAGCGAGAACAATGCTTAAAGGAGCTTTTTTAGGATTAGATTTCTTCAATCGTGAATGTTATGCAATACCATATGGTAATCAATTAAACTTTCAGACTGATTATAAGGGCGAAATTAAGCTTGCGAAGAAGTATAGTATCAATCCTATTAAAGATATATATGCAAAGCTTGTACGTGAGGGTGACGAGTTTCAAGAAGAAATTAAAGACGGAAAGCAGACCATAACTTTTAAACCTAAGATGTTTAATAATGGAACGATATTAGGAGCATTCGCAGTAGCACTTTTCAAAGATGGATCTATGATGTACGAAACAATGAGCGTTGAAGAAATGGAGCACGTTAGAAAGACATTTTCAAAACAATCATCAGGCAAAGCATGGACTGACTCAACTGGTGAAATGTACAAGAAAACAGTGTTGAGAAGATTATGCAAACTCATAGAACTAGACTTTGACAGCATAGAACAAAAACAAGCATTTGAAGAAGGTTCAGGCTTTGAATTTAAAGATAATAAAGAAAAATCAGAAATAAAAAGATCAAGCTTAGAAGAAGAATTCGAGCAAGTTGTAGATGTTGATTATGAAGTGGTCAAAGAAGGTGAACAGATTGAAATTGGACAGTAGCAACTACTTTAGTCAAGAAGCCAATCAGCAATATATGTCTGTTAGTCAGTATAAGGATTTTCTAAAGTGTGAAGCTAGAGCATTAGCAAAGATAAAAGGAGAGTATAAGCAAGAAGAATCTGATGCTCTCCTAACTGGAAAATATGTTCATGCATGGAATGAAGGGACACTAGAACAATTTAAAAAAGAAAACTCAGCATTATATAAGAAAGATGGTGGATTATATGCTAAGTATCAAAATTTAGATGATGTAATAAAAACTATTCAATCAGATCGTTTAATGATGATGGCTCTTGAAGGTCAGAAGGAAGTAATAATGACAGCAGAACTATTCGGAGTACCATGGAAAATAATGATTGATAGTTATAATCCGGACAAAGGTAGATTTTCTGATTTAAAGGTTGTAAAAGGATTACATGATAAGTTTTGGAGTAACTATCACGAAAGATATGTAAATTTTATAGAGCATTATGGATATACAACACAGATTGCAGTTTACTCAGAAATAGAAAAGTTGGGAACTGGTAGAGATTCATACTTAGAAGGTTTAATAGCTGCAGTAACTAAAGAAAATCCGCCTGATAAAGCTGTAATAGGATTTGATACAGAAATGATAGAGTTTGAGCTTATGAAAATAGAATCAAATCTTCCAAGAATACTACAAATAAAAAACGGTGAGATAGAACCGAATGGATGTGGTGAATGTGAATACTGTAAGTCAGTTAAGCAGCTTTCAAAGGTTATTCACTATTCAGAGTTATAAAAATGGAACACCCTTAGTTGGGAGCTAAGGGCAAAAGTAAAACATTAAGTTAAGGTATACAAGGGGAACAGGCTAAAAAAGCCTTTGATAAAAAATCAATACAACCAACGCGGTTATAGTTCCCCTGTTATTAATAGTATAAACAATATATTCAAAAATATACCATTTATATTCAAAAAAGTTTAAAAAGCAGGTGATAAATTGGCTGTATACAGACAGGTACAAATAACATTTTGGCAAGATGCATTTGTACTGGAATTAACTCCAGAAGAAAAATACTTTTATCTCTATCTTATGACAAACAGCAAAACATCACAGTGTGGCATTTATGAACTACCTAAGAGAATTATGGAGATAGAAACAGGGTACAACAGAGAAACAATAGATAAGCTGCTTAAGAGATTTATAGAGTATAAGAAAATATTATACTGTGAAAGCACAAAAGAGATCATGTTGCTCAATTGGATAAAATACAATGGCTCAAATAGTCCAAAAGTTAAATCAAGAGTTGAAAAGGAACTTATGGAAGTTAAAAACAAAGAGTTTGTAAACATATATATACAGTTGTCGAACGAGTACAAATACAGTATCAATACAGTATCAATACAGTATGGAAACAGTATGGATACCGAATCGCAAAAAGAAAAAGAAGAAGAAAAAGAAGAAGAAAAAGAAGAAGAACAACAACAAGAAAATGGTAGTAGTAGTTTAACTTCAGAAGATGAATTGTCAGCTACAGAAGAAGATGGTATTGACGAGTTCAAAGAATTAGCTACTTTGTATCAACAATGTATAGGAATGGCTAATGCATTAACAGCTCAATGGATACAAAGTAATTTAGAACAATATGGTTTTGAATGGTGCAAGAATGCATTATTAGAAGCTGATAGAAAAGGAAAACGAACGAAAAGTTATGTAGATGGTATTTTGCAAAACTGGCAGAGAGACGGAGGAATGAAACTAGGAGGTGAACATGATGGAGCAAGCAGCAGCAACTCTAAACATATTCGAGAAGAAATACCTGGAAATGAAATCAAAGGGCCTGATTTGTCGCACATTGGATTCAAAGGAACAGGAGAGATTGACGACAGCGACCTCATATGAGTGTGAATTATGCAAAGATACTGAGTGGATAGACATGTATGACGAAGATGGAAGAATAACTTCATCAAAACCTTGCAAATGTAGAGAGATTAAAACATATAAAAGAATGCTCCAAGAGTCAGGAATTAGTTCGGATTTTCTTGAAATAGGCTTTAAGGAGTTTGAAACAGAAGGAAGACATGAAACAGTAGTAAAAGCTAAAGAGTCAGCTATAACATATGTTAAGCACTTTATGGACCTGAAAGACTTAAGAAAAAACAGTATAACATTCTTGAGTAAGAATATAGCAGGAAAGAAAACAGGTATAGGAGCAGGAAAGACGCATCTTAGTATAGCAATAGCAAACAACATAATGAAGAAGTACAGAGTAGGAGTTCTGTATATGCCTTACAGGGATGTAATAACTAGACTTAAACAAAACATGATTGACGAAGATTACTATCAAAAAGAGGTTAGTAAATACAAGGATGCGTCTGTACTGCTTATAGACGACATTTTCAAGGGAGTAATCAAAAACAATAAAGTAAATGACACAGATATAAACATCATGTTTGAGATTATAAATCACAGATACTTAAATAAAAAGCCTGTAATATGCAGTTCAGAGTTTGGTATAGATGAACTAATAGAGTTTGACCAGGCAACTGGAAGCAGGATTATAGAAATGTCAAAGGATTATCTTGTTGAGATAGGACTAAGCAGAGAGGAAGTATTAGCAGGAAAGACTTTAAATTACAGGCTTAGTTAGAAAAGTTGTACTTAGCGAGGAAGGGGGCAGACATGAGATTAACACATTTTAGTTTATTTACTGGAATAGGTGGGATAGATTTAGCAGCTGAATGGGCAGGGTTTGAAACTGTAGGCCAAGTAGAGTGGGAAGATTATCAAACTAAGGTACTAGAAAAACACTGGCCTAATGTAAACAGATGGAGGGATGTAAGAAATGTCACAATTGAGTCTATTCGAGAAAGAGGAATTGAAAACATCACCTTGCTTAGTGGAGGATTTCCTTGTCAACCGCATAGTCTTGCAGGTAAACGTAGAGCTTCTGATGATGAACGTGATTTGTGGGGCGAAGTTGCACGACTCATTAGCGAAATTAAACCAAGATGGTTTTTGGGCGAAAATGTACCTGGGTTATTGTCAAGCGAAGATGGACGGTTCTTTGGAAGAGTTCTCAATGATTTGGCCGAAGTGGGGTACAATGTCGGATGGTGTAGCTTTCCAGCATCAGCAGTCGGTGCGATTCATCAAAGGGAAAGGGTATTTATCATTGTCTACTCCGGTAGCCTCAGATACATGGGTAAGCAATTTAAAGAGTTCTCAGAGGAAAGAAGGAAGTCGGCACAGCAAGAACTTAGGTCAAGTATTACAGGAGCTACCAACACCAACAGCGAGTATGTGGAGGGGAGCTGCAAAGACACGATACAAGGGTTCGAAACATTACAGGGGAAGCTTTCCACAAGAAGCGTTGAGGAATGGAGAGAACGATCCACAATATATCAACCCAAACTATGTAGAAATTATAATGGGATTCCCAATCAAGTGGACAGACTTAAGTGTTTAGGGAATGCAGTAGTACCACAGCAAGTATATCCGATACTACAAACTATAGCGGATATAGAAAAACATTATGATAACTAAGATTTTAACGTAAAAGGGGTGACGAATTGAAAATAGGATTGCTTGATGTAGATGGTCATAATTTCCCCAACTTAGCATTGATGAAAATATCAGCTTATCATAAGAGCAAAGGTGATGCGGTTGAATGGATAAATCATTTTAAAAAATATGACATAGCTTATAAATCAAAGGTATTTACATTTACTGATGATGATCTAACTTGCATCAACGCAGATAAAGTTATTCAAGGCGGAACAGGATATGACTTAAAAAATAAATTACCTGATGAAATAGAAAATATGTTTCCAGATTATTCTCTTTACAACACTAAAGATACTGCATACGGTTTTACAACAAGAGGTTGCCCTAGAAGTTGTCCATTTTGCATAGTGGGTAAAAAGGAAGGATTAACAAGTTACAAAGTAGGCAATTTAGATAATTTCTTTAACGGACAAAAGAATATTGAACTTTGTGATCCAAACTTACTTGCTTGTAAGACAGATAGATTAGATATTTTAGAGCAATTAATAGACTCTAAAGCTTGGGTTAACTTTAATCAAGGATTAGATATTAGGTTTATGGATGATTTAGTAATAGATAAACTAATACAAATAAAAATAAAAATGCTTCATTTCGCTTGGGATAGACCTAATCAATCAGAATTAATTATTAAGAACCTAGATAGTTTCAAAAGAGTAACTAATATAGACTTTAGAAAATTAAGAGTGTATGTACTAACAAACTATGAAACTGATTTTGAATTTGATTTATACAGAGTCTATAAACTAAAACAACTAGGTTATGATCCGTACATCATGATATTTGATAAGCACAAACTTCCTAAAGGACACAAAATACTAAGATTACAAAGATGGGTTAATAACAAGTTTATTTTTAGAAGTTGTGAGAAATTTGAGGATTATGTAGGGTAACGTAACTAAAATAAGACTTTGCGGAGAGGTGAGATTATGAAAGATAAAAAAATATATTGTAAATATACAAGTGAAATTGTTTGTCCTTATTGTGGACATAAGTTTTTGGATAGTTGGGAATATGACGATAGCGATAATGAAATGTATTGCGAAGAGTGCGAACATGAATTTACTTATGAAAGAATTGTAACAGTTGAATATTGTAGTTATAAAAATGATTAGAAAGTGAGGGGTTGGAGTGAACTTAGTTAGATGCGACAACTATAGTTGCAAATACAATAAAAACGGATTTTGCAAACTAGAGATAATTAATATAAGCGAAGATAAAAGATGCGAAAGTGAGGGAATAGAGTGAACGAAAGGTTAACTAAAAGAACTAAAAAAGGAATTGCTTATATGGCAGTAGCGGATAAGTTAAGCAAAGCTGACCAAGAAATCGAAGGTTCGAAACCGATATTAGAAGGATTATATGCAATATTTCAAAAGCTTGCAGATTATGAAGATACAAAACTAAGTCCAGAAGAAATAAAAGCACTGATAGCAGATAACAAACACCTTAGAAATTATTTAGTAAAACTAGAACATGAAAGATTTAACAGTTTAATAAATAAGTATGTTGAACTTTCAGAGCAAAATCGTGAATTAGCAGAGAAATTAAAAGTTAATACCGAAGATTTTGCAGATTATTTAATCGAAAATGCAAGCGTAGCTTTTGAACATCAAGACAGAGAACTGTTAGAAAGTACAATTAAAAGATATTTTGAGGAGGTTGAGTGATGAATAAATATGATGTTTTAACACTTATATCTGTTAAGCACAACGATAAAACTATCACCGAATACAATTCGTGCTCTATACCGAGAATTGGTGAAAAAATAAGATGCAAAGGAAATAAATTTTTGGTAGATGAAGTTATTCATAACGTTAATAAAGTAGGAGATAGTTACGTTACTGTAAATGTACTTGCACCATATGGATATGATAAATAAGGAGGCTGAGTAACATAACCAAATATACAAAAGTTCAAATTATTAAACACGCTTTACAGCATTACATACAAAGAGAAGGAGCAACGGAAGAAGATTTAAAAAGAGAAAAAGAATTATTAGAAGACTTTACTAACATGGCTGAATGGCTAAAAGAAAAATACGGAATTAAGTAGTTATAAGGGGGTTGAGTGATGATACAAATTATTGAAAGAGAAGAAGGAAAACAATCAAAAAAGGTGCAGCTTGAAAGTGGAAGGGAATAAATATCTTTTAACAGTGATGGACGTTTGGCAATGTGGTGAATTTTGCAGGTTGCTAGTGTTAAAAGATTTGCAAAACAATATTAATAAATTAGCTGATTGTTAACTTGAGGGTTAGTCTATGTGAATAAGAAAGGGGAATGAAATATGAATATTTTAAGGGATGGCAAAGTAAAAACTAGAAAAGAACATAGATGTCATGGTTGTAGAAAAACAATACCAAAAGGTACGGAGATATATTCTCAAACTGTAGCAGATGAAGGAACTGTTTACACTATCTATATGTGTAATGAATGTATTAACTGGTGTAAAGATAAGAAATGCAATGACTGCATAACAAGTGAATGTGCATTTGAAGGATATATAAAAGAATGTATAGAGCAACAATAAACTAAATTAAGGGTTAGTAAGGAAGGAGAAATTATATGTCAATGAAAATAGAATCTATAAATGTTTTTGCTAACGAATGCGGATATTTTTACAACGCATACTTAGAAGATAATTTTAGTTGTAACAATGGTTATAACTGCAAACATCCTGAACAAATTGAAACTGATATAAACAAACAAACAGGAGAAGAAATTGGTAAATGCTATAGTTGGAGCTGTCCTTTAGCAGTTGAAGCAGGCGAGGAAGATTTTAATAATCCTAATATAGATAACCAAGGATATGAATATGAAGAAAGTGAGTTTGTTGTAATAGAAGAATAAGGACTAAATTTACAATTATCGAAGAAAGGAGAAAATATTATGAAATTCTATACAAATTTATCTGATAAGGAACTAATAGAATCAGAAAACAAATTAAATAAATATTTTGAAGAAGAATTTGGAGAAGAGAAAAAGACAGAAAAACCACTATGCTTTATACCTAATGATACTAACATTTTATGCAGAGGTAAAAGAAATCGTAAAAATGAAATTTTTACTTCTTGTCAGACTTGTAAGCTATGCGAGATTGTAAATAAACGCTAACTATAAGCTTAGGAGGGACAAGCCATGAAAGGACCTTGTTTAGATTGCGAATACAGAAGAGTAGGTTGTCACGCTTATTGCAGAAGTTACAAGGAACACAAGGACAAGCTTGACTCTTTAAAAACAAAAGATGAATATAAGCACTACATGATAGGAGAAGGTGGAGCATACAACAGAATGAGAACGAAAAGAGGTGTAATGAGATTATGAATACACTAATGCATGAAATTAAAATGACTATAGCTAAGATTAAGAACTTAGAAAAAAACAAACAAACTAATAATGCAGAGATAATAGAAACAGAAGTATCAAATGAAAGAAACAAGCTAAATGAATTAATAAAGATAGCGAAACACGAACATCTAAAAGCAAATTGTATAGAGATGATAAGGGGGTAATGAAGTGGAATTGAAACTACCAGTTCTACAGAAAGACGATAAATGGGAAGAACACATGGATAAAGTAGAAGAAGAAAGTCTAGAGCTTTATGATGCAATAGAAGCACTAAGTTATTATGAAAATATAACAGAAAAACAACTATTACATATAGCTGAAGAAGCACTAGACAATATAGAGGTTTGTATCGGAATACTGGACAAGCTAGAGAAGATAGATAAAAGAATAGTAAAAAAAGCTAATGCGAATCACATCAAAAAACTATTAGAGAGAGGTTGGAAGTTTAAGAAGTTATTAACGATAAAAGAGGATTAGGGCATGTGCTAAGGGGTATCCTTCTAAAGTTTGGCGACTCGGTCGGATACTCCACAAAGCACACACATCTTAAGTATACAGGAGGTAAAAATGGTAAACAAGATTAGTTTTGAAATACCAGGAGAACCAAAGGCAAAAGCAAGACCAAGAATGACAAAGCAAGGCATAGCATATACGCCTAAACAGACTGTAGAATACGAAAATTGGGTTAAACAATGCTATTGCATTACACATAGAGATAAAAAGCTTACAGGGCAAATTAAAGCAGAGATAACAGCATACTTTTCTATCCCTAAGAGCACAAGTAAGAAAAAAAGAAAAGAAATGATAACGGGTGAAATAAGGCCTACTAAAAAGCCTGACACAGACAATATAGCAAAGATAATACTAGACAGTTTAAATAACATAGCGTTTGATGATGACAAGCAAGTAATAGATTTAAGAGTATCAAAGCTCTATAGTGAGAATCCGAGAGTTGAAGTCGAAATATCAGAAATTATTTAAGAGGGGGAACTATTGTGAAAAAAATAAGTGAAAACATAGATTTATCAAAGAAAGTATTAGATATAAATATCGAGAGCCCAATATTTAAATGCATGTTATATGACTTAAATAAAGAAATTCAAAGATGTATTGATAAGGTATATGACCAAGAGTTTGAAGCAGGAGAAATTTCCTTGAAATTAACTTTAGAAATACCAGATGGCTACAAGGAATTTCCTAAAGTCAATGAGCATGGCGAAATGGTAAGCGAGTTATATAAATACAGAAAACCTAAATTTGAACATAAAGTTACTACAACATTGAAGAAACAGTATAAGCAAGAAGGAGTCTATGCAGAGGAAAGAGAGGTTAAATTTGAAGATGGGCAGTATATTGCGGTTCCAGTGAAAGATCCGCAGATAAATATTTATGATTTAGAAAGATTACATGCAGAGGAGTAAAGCGAGGTGGTATAGATGCATTACCACAGCAAAATATTAGGAATAAAGGAAGATGACAAAGGAACACATCTAAAACTACTAATACCAGGAGAGCAAGTGCAAGATAAGATACTAAGAATAAGAAGTGGCAATATAATTAATTCAGAAATAAGGATAGATGATAACAGGACCATATCAGCAGAGCAAAGGAAAAAAGTATATGCAACTATTCGAGATATAGCTAATTATACAGGACATATGCCTGAGGAACTCAAGGAATTGATGAAGTACAACTACATGATTGAAAGCGGAGAAAATTATTTTTCGCTTTCAGACTGTAGTATAACAACTGCAAGATTATTCATAAACTATTTAATTGAATTTTGTTTTCAGTGGGATATACCTATACTAGATTCTGGACTAGATAGAACAGATGATATTGGAAAGTATCTTTGGTTGTGTATCAAGTACAAGAAATGCTGTATATGTGGAGGTAAAGCAGAGATACATCATTGGGATGCTGTAGGGATGGGAAATAACCGAAAAAAAATCGATGATAGTAATCATAGGAAAATTGCTTTATGCGAAAAACATCATATGTTTGCAGTTGATGCAGTACACAATGAAGGAAGAGATAGTTTTGAAAAGAAGTATCACGTTTACGGAATAATTTACAAAGAATAAACTTTGGGGCATAGAGTGTTATTTATTTTCGGTAAATACATGCTATAGGGTGGTGTGGCTCCAGTTACTCTATAGCAAAGGAGGGTAAACAATGTCAAAGTGTTACCGACCTAATTGTAAATGTGACGAAATTAAGAAAAAATATTGTTTATTTAAAATGAATAAAAAGCAATTTACTATATACAAAGCAATACACCAAAAAGAAATATGTCCAGAGTGCGGAGAATTGACCATAAACGCAAAATATAAGGGTGTTGATATAAAACTATGTACAAGCTGTAAGCATGGCTTAGAAAGCAAGTACAGGGGGCGAAAGATATGTTAGCTGTATTTGTATTCGGAATGGCAGTAGGTGTTTTTATAGTAGCATTAGCATTGAATATACATGCAGATTTTATAGATAGAGAATAGAATTAGTATAAGCGAGGTGACTAGATGAAGCTTATAGGCACATATCAAGATTTACTTAGAGAAATAGAAATGTATGAAAATAGATTAGATGACTTACAAAGAGAAGATTACGCACTAAGAAGAATAGAGTTCAATAAAATAGCACTAGATATGTATATGGATAGAAAACATAAGATAGATAATGAAACAGCAATAATACAAGCTATACTTGAGGACAAGAGGGAGACTCAAAGACAAATACTTAATAAGATTGAACATCTAGAAGGGCTAGAATATAAAATAGCTTATAAAAGGTTTATAGAGGGTAAGACATTAAACGAGATAGCAGAAGAATTACACATAAGCGAAATATATGCAAAGAAGAAATCTGCTAAGATAGGAAGAGTATACCAAAAGTATACTGAAAGTGAAAAACAACCATGATAAAATGGTATTGTAGAATAATATAAAAAATAAAGGCTTATTATTCTAATTCTTCTTATAATCAAAGGAATACATTACAATAAAGAACATCTTCAAAGCAGTTTGTTCCCCCTTTCTGCTGAGAAGGTGTTTTTTATATCAAATCAAATTGTAGCAGGCGTCTTGTTGCTTAATACCTACGAACCTGCGTGACGGTGCGACTAAGTATATTTATATATACGCCTTCGGGTCAAGTAGGAACCGTCTTTTTAGGCTTTTTAGGTGGCTGAAAGTTTATGATATGGGGCTTGTGTATCGCAGGCGAAAAGTAGCCAATAAGTGAACGTGCTTTATAAAATAATGGTTCTACCTAAACTATTTAACAAGGAGTTGAGAGCATGGAGAAGCATAGATGTAAAGTTAAATTTCATAACAATAAAATAGTCTGTGCATCAGAGATTCTATGCTCAGAGTGTCCGCAAGTAAAGGAATGTGAAGATATAGACTTATACATAGATGGTAAATATGAGTGTTCAAAAGAACTTATGGCACATGATAGCTATAAACGTAAGGGAAAGAGAATAGTTCAAACGAGGTGGAGAAAGTGAAAATACTAGGGTGGTATAGTTTTATATTCTTAATTACAGTAATAATGCTTATGATATCTGATAACAAAAACAAAGGTGCGATAAGAGTTGTAGGTGTAATGCTTTATATCCCAATAATAACATATGTAGCACTGAATTTATTTAAGTAGGTGGCAATATGTTAAAGAGTTGTAAGTATTGTGGAAGAATACATGAAAAGAAATATGATTGTGGGATGAAACCCAAGAGAAAGAAACCAAATAATGATACTAATAAGTTTAGATGGTCTAGAAGGTGGAGAGAGAAAAGAAATGATATAGCAGAAAGAGATAATTATCTATGTCAATTAGCTATAAGAGAGAATCCACCTAGATATATCTATACAGATTTAGAAGTACATCACATAATACCAATAGAAGAAGATTGGGACTTAAAATTAGATGATAGCAATTTAATTACATTATCTGAAGAGTATCATGAGAAGGCAGAGAGTGGAGAGATAAGTAGAGAGTACTTACAAAGTATTCTACAAGAACAATATGGTTATGAGTATTAGAAAGGTGAGGGGTAAAATGAAAGTTAAAATTAATATGAATGACAAAGTAAAAGTAAAACTAACCGATTATGGAATTATGTTGTTGAAGAAAAGGCATGATGAATTAAATAAAAGAATCAAAGAGAATGGTGGCAAAGGTAATTCATTTGAACTAAAACTAGATGAAGATGGATATTATGAAACACAACTATGGAGTTTGATGGAAAAGTTTGGAGAACATTGTGGGTTAGCAAAGGAATATCCATTTGAAATAGGTATAATAATCGAAAACTGAAACAGTATCCCCCCAGGGGTTCAATGTTAAAAAAATGAAGCTCGTGGATACCACGTGTCCATATCGCTGCATAATTTATTCCCACATCAGCTTTTGAAAGGAAGTGAAATTAATGCCAACACCACCAAAACCATTTACAGTATTAAAAGCAGAAGGAAAATCACATAGAACTAAAAAAGAATTAAAGCAAAGAGAAGAAGGAGAGAAAGCTCTTACCACTGGTGTAGCATTAAAGGAACGACCAGCGGTAAGAGATAATCCAGTAGCACATAAAGAGTTTTTAAGGCTTAATAAATTATTAAAAAATATCGAAAAAAACGATGCAATCTACGAACCGGTCATCAACAGGTACTGCATGATTCAAGCTGAATGTGCCGTGTTTGATGAAAGAAGAGAAGAACTATACAACCTAATTCAAGAACTTAAAGATGAATATGATGAAGTTACTTTAAACATGGACTCTGATGAAAAATCATCTTTCCTACTGGAATACTCTAAAAACATGGGTAAATTGTCAACTACCATGATTACCTTAGATAAACAACTCCAATCTAAACGAAAAATGCTTTTAGATATAGAAAAAGAGAACATAATGACGATTGCTGCAGCGCTAAGGAGCATACCTAAAAAAGTAGATGAAGGTGAAAACCCACTACTAAAGGCATTGAAGGGATAATGATTAGAGAAAGCAGGGCCTATAAATATGCTCAATGGTGTTTAAGCGAAGGCAATCGTAAAGTTGGTAAGTATGTAAAAAAACAAGCTCAATCATGGGTAGATATTGTAGATGGTAAAAATGAAGAAGCATTTGTAGATGAAGGTACAGTAACTAGGATAAATAATCTATTAAAACTTATGGTGCATCCTGATTTACTCTGCCCCATGGATGAGGGAATGGAGGATTATGCCTGGTTACTTATAATTGCAACACTATGTACAAAACTTAAAAATGATAAGAATAGAGATATAAGATACTATACAACCGCTTTATTGTTAATTAGTCGTAAGAATTTTAAGACTTTTTATGCAGCGGTTATTTTTATACTCTTAATGCTAACAGATCCACAGTTTAGTAGATTTTTCTCTGTTGCTCCAGATTTAAAGTTATCTAAAGAGTTGCAGATTGCGATAAAGAAAATTATAAAATCAAGTCCAGCACTTGCGGATGATGGGGTATTTAAGATATTAAGAAGTGAAATTAGATGCTTAATAACAGACAGCGAGTATACCCCATTAGCATATAGCGAAGATAAGATGGACGGTAAACTTGCTAATGCATTCCTAGCAGATGAAGCAGGTGCTATGGATAGTTATCCAATAGAGGCTATGAGATCATCACAGATAACTTTATTTAATAAATTAGGAATAATACTGAGTACTCAATATCCTAATGATAACAATGGAATGATTGATGAAATAGATATTTCTAAAAAAACACTTGATGGGTTAAGAGATAGCAAAAGAAGATTCTCTCTACTATATGAACCAGATGATGAATTTTTGGTTGATGATAAATGGATGACAGAGGACCTAGTAATATATCAGAGCAATCCTGTTGCAGTATCAAACAAGTATATCTTTGAAGCAATTAAGGAAATGCGTGAAGATGCTATAGACTATGAAAACAAAAGAGAAAACTATCTTTGTAAACATAATAATATTAAGTATAAAGGACTTGGCGTTGAAGGATATATTGAAATTACTAAAGTTAGAGAATGCAAAGTTAAAGATGATAAAGAGTTTTGGAAAGGCAAAAGAGTATGGTTAGGATTAGACTTATCACAATCAGACGATAATACAGCTTTAGCTATGATTACAGAAGATAAAGGGCTTATTTATGGCAAAGTATGGGGATTTATCCCTGAGGATAAAAAGAGACAAAAGAGTAAAAAAGAAGGTGTTGACTACGATAGATTAATAAGACAAGGTGTATGTTTTGAATGTGGTGGGGAAGTAATAGATTATTTATTCATAGAAGGCTTTATACTAAAGCTTGAAGAAGAATATGGCGTAGAAATAGTGCAAATTGGATATGACAGATATAATGCGATTAGCACAATACAGAAACTAGAAGCTGCTGGACATGAATGCGTTGAAATAAAACAGCATTCAAGCGTTCTTCACATGCCTACAAAATTATTAAAAGAGTTAATTTTAAGTAAAATGTTTAAGTATTTTGAGAACCTTATGCTAGAAATTAACTTTCAAAACTCTAGATGTACAGAAGACACTAACTTAAATAAATACGTAAATAAGAAGAAGTCAGAAGGTAAAGTAGATATGGTCGTAAGTTTAATCAATGCTATGTATCTGTTACAGCAAGATATGCTATATGGCGTTGATGATTTTGCAGTACAAGTTGTATAAGAAGGTGGTGATAAATTGAGATGGCCATGGCAAAAAGAAGAAAGAGCTGATGAAGTAACTCCTAACATTGATTCTGCACTTTTACAAGCTCTATTAGGAACTACAACAGTAACTAAAAAAGAAGCCTTGAATATACCTAGTTTAAAAAGTTGTATTAATTTTATAGCTGATACAGTATCAATGTTACCTATTAAGCTTTATAAGGACAATAATGGAAAGGCTGAGGAGGTTAAAGGCGATGTAAGAGTAACATTATTAAATGATGATACAAAAGACACTTTAGATGCAGTACAATTTTGGAGAGCATTAATAACAGATTATTTTTTAGGAAAAGGTGGTTATGCTTACATAAATAAGAGCTTTAACAATGTTGCAAGCTTACATTATGTAGATGAAACCTATGTGTCAACCATTAAAAATACTGACCCTATTTACAAATCATACAAAATATTAGTAAATGGACAAAACTATTGGCCCCACGATTTTATAAAAATATTAAGGAATACTAAAGATGGAGCAGAAGGTATTAGCATCATAGAAGAACATAACCTAATACTAAGTGTTGCCTATAATTCATTAATTTTTGAAGAAACTCTAGTGAAGAAAGGTGGAAACAAAAAAGGTTTTGTTAAATCACCTAAAAAATTAACTCAAGAGGCTATGGACAAATTGAAGGAAGCCTGGAGACAGTTATACAGTAATAACACTGAAAATGTTGTTATACTTAATGAAGGACTTGACTTTCAAGAAGCTTCAAATACAAGTGTAGAAATGCAGTTAAATGAGAATAAAGAGACTAATTCAGCTGAAATATGCAAGATAATTAATATTCCTGAGAATATTATAAGAGGTACAGCTACATCACAAGAATATACAAATGGTTTTAAAATGGGTGTAATGCCAGTGTTAAGAACAATAGAATGTGCTTTAAATAGAGACTTGCTTCTTGAAAAAGAGAAAAAGTCTTTTTATTTTGCATATGATACTAAAGAAATGCTAAAAGGTGATATAAGAGAGAGATTTGAAGCATACAAGACAGCTATTGATGCTAATTTCATGCAAATAGATGAAGTTAGATACATGGAAGATCTTCCAGCACTTGGACTTGATTGGATTAAGCTAGGGCTTGATTCTGTGTTATATAATCCTAAGACTAAGGAAGTTTACACACCTAACACAGATAGGTCAAACAAAATAGACGATTTGAAAGGTGGTGATAATGTTGAGGATTGAAATTCGTAATGATTCCGTATTACTAGATGGCTATGTAAATGCAGTTGATAGAGACTCTAAACCAATTATAACAGCTAGAGGAAAATGTGTAGAAAGGATTGAGCCTAGAGCGTTTCAAAAAGCTTTAGAAAGAGCAGAAAATGTTGACTTATTATTAAATCATAATAAGGATAGAAAATTAGGCTCTATTAAAGAAGGTAACTTAGAATTATTTGAAGATAACATAGGATTAAGAGCAATTTGCACAGTGACAGATTCGGAAGTGATACAAAAAGCAAAAGAAAAAAAGCTGAAAGGTTGGTCTTTTGGCATGTTTGCTAACAAAGATAGAATTGAAGAAAGATCTGATAGCATACCAAGGAGATATGTAGAGGATTTAGACTTATTTGAAGTCTCTATTATTGACAATAGAATGTCACCTTGCTACATAGGAACATCTATTGAACAGAGGGCAGATAAAGAAGTGATAACAGAACAAAGAGGTGATGTATTTCATGCTGTAACAGTCGATGAAACATCAAAGCAAACTATTGATTATTCAGAATATGAAAACAAAATTAAACAATTAAAAGGAGATGAGTAGATATGATTAAAAGAATACCTGAATTTAGAGCAGATATTAAGACTTTACAAGAGCAAAGAAATGAAAAAGTAACAGAAATGCAATCTATAATTGAAGGTGCAAAAGCAGAAACAAGAGCAATGTCAGAAGAAGAAATGACAAATTTTAAGAAACTTGAAAAGGAAATTGAGAGTATTGATGCAACTATTGCAGCAGAAGCAAGAGCAAAAGGGCTAGAAATTATCGAAGATGTTAAGAAAAATTCAACATCTGAAGAAAGAGCAGTTGCAGAGGAAAGAGCTTTTGCAAATTATATTCGTGGAATAGTAGAAGAAAGAGCAGACGTTAACTTAACAGCTGGTGATAATGGAGCAGTTATTCCATCATCAATAGCAAACAAAATTATTAAGAAGGTATATGATATATCTCCTATATATCAGTTAGCAACTAGATACAATGTAGGCGGAACATTAAATATTCCTTACTATGATGAAGAAACTCAAAGTATTACAATGGCTTATGCTACAGAGTTTCAAGACCTAGAATCTACATCAGGTAAATTTACTAGCATTGAATTAAAAGGATTCTTAGCTGGTGCATTAAGCAAAGTATCTAAGTCATTAATTAACAATTCACAATTTGCTATAGTTCCATTTGTAATAAACGCAATGGCTGAGTCAATTGCTAGATGGATTGAAAAAGAATTACTAAATGGTACTACTGATAAAGTATTAGGACTTTCTACAGTAACACAAAGTGTAACAGCAGCAAGTGCAACAGCTATTACAACAGATGAATTAATAGATCTACAGGAAAGTATTCCAGATGTTTATCAAGGCCCTGCAATTTGGATTATGAATAAGGCTACTAGAACTGCAATCAGAAAATTAAAAGACAATGATGGTAATTACATCTTAAATAAAGATGCTACTTCAAGATGGGGATACACTTTATTTGGAAAAGATGTTTATACATCTGATAACATGTCATTAATGGCAGCAGGAAAAACAGCAATTTACTATGGAGATATGAGTGGCTTAGCTGTTAAACTATCTGAGAATGTAAATATTGAGGTACTTAGAGAAAAATTTGCAACACAACATGCTATTGGTGTAGTTGGTTGGATGGAATTTGACTCTAAGGTTGAAAATGCACAGAAAATTGCTAAATTAGTAATGGCAACAGTTTAGGAGTTGATTAGATGTTAGTACGAGCAAAAATAAGTTTTGCTGGTGCTTTTTCTATGTATAAAGGTGAGGTTAAGGAGTGCAACGATAAGGTTGTACTCCAAGACCTTCTAAAAGCTGACTATGTAGAAGAAGTAGAGCAAGAAAAAGCCACTAAGAAAGGTGGTAAAAAGAATGAAGGTAAGCGAAATAACGGTAAATAATATTGCTGAATATTTAAGACTTGAAACTGGAGAATATAACGAGTTAGAATTAGCAAACTTATTAAATGTGGCTAAGAAATTCATTTCAGAATATACTGGAATACCAATTACAACAGAAGATACCACGATAAAAACACTTGATGATTATGAGGATTTCTATATTGTAGTTATGATTTTGTGCCAAGATATGCACGATAATAGAGCTTTATACGATTCTAAAGTAAATGAAGAGAATTTAAATATGGTCGTAAAAACAATATTAGGCATGCATTCGAAAAATTTACTGTAGGTGATGTTATGAATCCAGGTAGATTAAATCAAAGAATAAAGATATATAAGACTGGCACAGGATATGATGATTATGGAGAGCCACTTGACACAAAAACACAGGTTGACACAAAAACACAGGTTCATGATTGTTGGGCGAGCATAAAAAATAAAAGCGGTACAGAACAATTTCAAGCTAGTACACCTTTTGCTAAAGTAGTGACAAGTTTTTTAATACGTTACACTAAAAAAGTTATAGATACTACAATGAAAATCGATTTTAAAGGCGAAATTTATAATATTATATATGTAGACAACTACAACTTTAGTAATCAGTGGATAGAGATTACTGCTGAGAAGGTGATGTAATGGCGAAATTACCAAAGTATATGAAGCTAAAATATTTAGGTGACTTAAAATTTAATGTAAGAATTAAAAAATGGGGAATACCGATTATTGTATTTAAAGCTATGAAAAATTTTGAATTAAAGTGGCATCAATGGTTTTTGTATCCTTACTTCTGTATTAAATTCTATAGAGGTTTTGCGAGTGGTAATAATGGCTAAAGTAAAATTCAAAATAGAGGGTATGAAAGAACTGCAAAAATCCATGAAAAAACTAGGACAAGTGCCACAAAAGCATGTAACAAGTTCATCTAGAAAAGGTATGAATATCTCGCTGAAAGACAGTAAAGCAAATGCACCTTACGATACTGGACAACTTAAAAAAGGTATTGTATTAAAAGGTGAAAAAGCTAGAGTTAAAGGAAAGAAAGTCTATAGAGTAGTATTTGATAGAGCTATGAATGATGTATTCCAAAAGAAAAGCGCTGAAGGTAAGGTAACAGGCTATTATCCAGTATCACAAGAGTATGGGTTCTTTGCGAAAAATGGGAGATATATTCCCGGTTATAGATTTATATCTGACAGTTTAACTGACAATGTAAGTAAAATAGAAAAAACAATAGTAAGTGAAATGAAAAAGAAAATAGATGCAGAGATTGCGAAGGGTGGGTTGAAGTGATGGAAACCGCTCTAAGATTTGAGTTAAAAAATAATATATCTGAATTGGCAGCAACTACAAAGCCAGATGGAACAGTGGAAGAGCATATATTCCCTACAAATGCACCAGAAGGAGTGTCGAAACCTTATTTAGTTTATACAAGGATTACTACTAGAAAGACTAAAACACTTGAAGGATACACAGATAAAGAAGCTTTAAGTTATATGTTTTCAATTATGGCAAATAAATATAGTGAAATGAAGTCCTTGACTAAAAAAGTTGAGGATTTATTAATTTCTATGCCTAAGACAAGCATAGGAACACAACAGATTTACATTGAGGATTTAGACATTAATAATATTACAGAGCAGTATGAGCATGAAATGGGAGTCAATAGAGGGATTATTGACTTTACTATTTATTATTAAGGAGAGTGAATGTTGATGGCAAAAAGAGCATTAGGTACTAAGCTACAAATAGGAACTACAACTCCTGTAACGGTAGCAGGTTTAACAAGTATTGGAGGACTAGAACTTTCTGCAGATACAATAGATGTAACTACTTTGGATTCTAATGGTGGATATAGAGAGTTTATAGCAGGATTTAAGGATGCAGGAGAAGTTTCTTTAGAAGGTTACTTAGAGACTGAAACAGGCAAGGGACAAAAAGAACTATATGACTTGTTCGAGAGTGGAGCAACAGAAGCTTTTATAATTCAATTTCCTGCTGAAACTAATACTAAGTGGGAATTCAATGGTGTAGTAACAGGATTTTCTACATCAGCAGATTTAGAGGATCCATTAGGATTTTCAGCTACAATAAAGGTGTCAGGCGCACCAACTTTAACAGTAACACCATAGGCTAAGATACTATCCTAGCCTTTTTATTTTTATATTGGGAGGAATAATTATGTCAGATAAAAATGATGTTGTAATAATTAAGTTAGATAGACCAAGAATGTTATGGTTTGGTCATAGAGCATTGAAAACTTTAACTGCAATGACAGGTAAAGGCATGGATGATTTTGTCGAGATGGATGATATAAACTTTGAAGATATAGAAAAAATAATGTACTGTGGCTTACTAACTGATGCTAAAAATAACAATGAAGCTTTAAAGCTTGAAGATATGGAAGAACTATTAGACTTAGTTCCTTTTGGGAAGTTAATAGAATATATAGAAAAAGCATTTGCTGCAGCATTTGGAAATTTTGGTGAACAGGAAAAAAACGATCAGAGGATTGCAGCACAGAAGAAAAAGAAGTAAGTAAATGGAATTGGGAGGAATCTCTTAAAGCTGCAATCCATATAGGAATAAGCATAAGTGAATATGACGATATGACACCATATCAACTTAATTTAGCAGTACAAGAGTATGCTAAAAAGAAAGAATCAGAAAGCAAAGAAAGTATTTATCAAGCTTATTTGATTTCTAGATGGGTATGGCAAAAGAAAATTGACATAGAAAAAATATTAGAAATAAAGAGAGAAAAGAAAGTAATGACGGATAAGCAAATGATAGAACAAGCTAAGGTCTTGAATGCAATGTTTGGTGGTAAAGTTAAGACTTGAAATTATTAGAAATATTTTGTAATATAGAGATGAATAATATTTCTAAGGGGGAATTTATTATGGGAGCATATGGCTCACCTGATTCATCCAATAAATCACCAGAAAAACCAAAAAAGCCATTCTATAAAAGGTGGTGGTTTATTGTCATTGTAGTAATTATAGCAATAAGTATAATAGGTGGTAGAGGAGAAGATAAGCCTAAAGTTTCAGAAGATTCACAGTCGAAGCAGGTAGTATCTGAAAATAAACCTGCTGAAGAAAAGACGCCTGAAGAACCTGAGTTTTTTAAATTAGGCGAAACAGTAGAGACAAATAAGATAAAAGCTACTATATCAGATATAGAAAAGCCTAAAGGAAATGATTTTATTAGGCCAGCAGATGGAAAAGAATTTGTATTATTAAATGTAACTATTGAAAATATATCATCTGAGGAAATTAATATTAGTTCGATGCTAAGCTTTAATGCCTATACAGATGATGAATCTATGAATGAAAGCTTATCAGCGCAAACGGCAAAAGAAGGTACAAAAACTTTAGATGGAACAATAGCAGCTGGCAAAAAATTAACTGGAATATTAGGTTATGAAGTACCAAGGGATTGGAAGAAAATAGAAGTACATTTTACACCAGATGCTTGGGATGATATAACAATTAAATGGATAATAGAAAATAAATAATTTAAAGCACTTACTTATGTAGGTGCTTTTTTCATGCTCACATAAGGTGGTGAGAACATTTGGCAAAGAGTAACTTTATAGTACGTGGTGGAGCAAACTTTAGTGGACTTTACAATGAATTCAATAAAGCACAAAAACGTATGAATGGATTTAAATCTACCATGATAAAAAGTATAAAAGGCTTAGGATTAGCTTTAAGTGGCATAGCTATAGCAAGAGGAGTTAAAAACAGTACAAAGGCAGCTATGCAAGTAGAGAGCTCTATAACGCAACTTGGTAGAACTATGGGCAATAATGCAAATGAATTTGAAAATTGGGCAAAAACACAGGCTAAATCTTACGGAATGGCTAGGGAAGAGGCTTTTAAATATGGTGCTACTTATAGCAATTTAATTAGTACTTTTAGTAAAGGAACTGAAGAAACAACTAAACGTACAACGGAATTATTAAAGGCTAGTGCAGTGGTCGCAAGTGCTACAGGAAGAACTATGGAAGATACTATGGAGAGAATTAGATCTGGTCTTTTAGGAAATACAGAAGCTATTGAGGATTTAGGAATAAACGTTAATGTGGCAATGATTGAAAGCACAGAGGCATTTAAACAATTCGCAAGAGGTCGAAGTTGGCAACAACTTAACTTCCAAACACAGCAACAGATAAGGCTCATGACAATACTAGAACAAGCTAACACTAAATATGGGAATAGTCTAGCAGGAACAACAGCAACTAAGCAAATGATGTTTATAGCAACCTTAAAAAACGTAAGGCTTAACTTAGGACAGGCTTTTTTACCAATATACAATGTAGTACTTCCTATTCTTACTACATTGGCAAGTAAACTAGAATACGTAACAAATGTTTTAGCAGCATTTTCACAGGCTTTATTTGGTACAGCTAGAGCACAACAGCAAGTTAAAGCTACACAGCAACAAGCTAGTGCAGTTACAGAGTTAGGAGATGCAACAGAAAAAGCAGGTAAGCAAGCAAAAGGTGCATTAGGAAATTTCGACGAAATAAACCAAATAGGTGGTAAGAATGAAAGTGGTGCAGGAACTGATAGTATTATTGGTGGTACTAGTGGTCTAGAAATGAGTGGAATTGAAAGTACACCTTTAGTAAATAGCATGAATGAAGTGACTAACAAAGCCAAGGAAATGGCTGAAAAAGTTAAAACTGCATTTACTAATATGAAAAATGCTATAGTAGAGAATAAAAATATAATTATTCCTGCAGTGACTGCTATTGGTGGAGCTATTGCAGGAGTTTTTTTATACAATAATCTACCCGTTGCAATCGCAAGTGTTGCAAGTGCATTCACTAAACTTGGAGGTGTCATTAAAGGTGCGTGGGTGTTTTTAGCATCAAATCCTATACTACTAGTTGTAGCTGCAATAGGAGCATTGATTGGTGCTTTAATAGGTGCATATAAAAGCAATGAAAACTTTAAAAATGGAGTAGATAATCTTTGGGATAGGATAAAAACTGCACTATCTCCTGTATTACAAAAGCTTGGAGAAACAATGATGTGGCTATGGCAAAATGTTACTGTGCCTTTTGCACAAGTTTTAATTACGATGTTTGCACGTTCTTTTGAAATTAGTAAACAAGCTGGTATTTGGCTATTGAATAATGCACTAAAACCTTTAGGTAACTTTTTGCTATGGTTATGGAATTCTGTATTAGTTCCTGTTGGAAGGATACTTATAGATGTTTTGGCGGTCGCATTTAGAACTGTTTCAGATGTAGCAATTATACTTTGGCAAAATGTATTAGTGCCTTTAGGAAGTTTTATAGGAACTGTGTTTATAGAAATAATAAAAGCAGTAAGAGATATATTCCTTGTTTGGTGGAATAATGTTTTAGTACCATTAGGAATGTTTATATCAAGTATATTTAAGCCAATTATTGAATCCTTAGTAAAGGTATTTGAGTTTTTATGGATGAATGTATTAAAACCTTTAGCTAATTACATGGCAGGGAATTTTAAAACTACATTCAATACTGTTACTAAGGGGATAGGCGATGTAATAAATGGATTAAAAATTACCTTTGGAGGTTTAATAAATTTCATTACAGGCGTATTTACAGGCGATTGGCGTAGAGCTTGGGAAGGAGTAAAAAACATATTCAAAGGTATATTTGATAGCTTATTCGGAATAGTTAAAGTCCCTTTGAATCTAATCATAGATGCTATAAACAAAGTTATAGGTGGATTAAACAAATTAAATATAAAAGTTCCTGATTGGGTGCCTGGATTTGGTGGCAGATCGTGGGGAATTAATATTTCTAAAATACCTAAACTAGCACGTGGAAGTATAATAGATAGCCCTACTTTAGCTATGGTAGGAGAAGCAGGAAAAGAAGCAGTAATGCCTTTAGAAAATAACACAGGATGGATAAATGATCTAGCTAATCAAATAGCAAGTGTTATTGGTGGAAGTCAAGGCAATATAAGTTTACTTATTAAAATAGGCGAAGACACAATAACAGAAAAGGTTATTAGTAATATTAACAGACAGAATAGAATAAGTGGGAAAACTGTAATACAAGTATAGGAGGTGCAGAATGGCTATATTAAATATTGATGGTGTAGACTTACCTGCACCTTCATCTATGAAAATTCCTCAATCTGACTTAGATTCGAGTGACACAAATAGAAATGAACTAGGGTTCTTACAAAGAGACAGAATTAGGCAAGGCATTTACAAGATAGAACTTGAATGGAAAGCAATTACAGATACAAAACTAAATACTATTCTAGATGCAGTAGAGCCTGCAAGTATACAGGTTACATTTCCTTTTTCAAAAGGATTTTTAACAAAAACTATGTATGCAGGAGATAGAAATATAGAAATAGCATTATACAGAGAAAATGACATACGTTGGAATATAAGTTTTAGTTTAACTGAATATTAGGTGGTGGATATATGTATCCAGTATCGGAATTATACAAGAGTAAAATTAAAGAATTAAATAGATTTTTTAAGATAGTTATAGAGATACAGCACTCGCAAGGAGTGCTAATTTTATCTGATAAAGACATAGTTGGTGGAACTTTAATATATAATGAAAGTTCGCAATCAGGCGAAGAATTCACAGTAGGTGCTACAGTTGCATCTACTATAGAATTTGAAATATTAAATAAGCCTGAGTATGAAAACATAAGCTTTATGGGTGCTACTGTAATAGCAACAGTAGGATTAGAGACTATACAAGGCATGAATTTAACATTTGAAGATTTAAAACAATATACATTTGAAGAATTAAAGCAATTTACATTTGGACAGTTAGCACAAGACATATATGAGTATGTACCTTTAGGACGATTTAATATAGATGAACCTTTAAGACAAAGAAACACTATTAAACTTAAAGCAATAGACAATATGATAGAACTAGAAAAACCTTATAAATTATCAAATCTAGGTTATCCAGCTACTTTATATCAAATATATGTAGATGCTTGTAATATGTGTGACGTACAAGTTGGTACAACTAGCTTTCCTAACATGGACTATGTAGTGCAAGAAAAATCGCAAGATCTTAGTTTTAGAGATATTATTGGTTATATAGCAGAACTTTCAGGAACATTTGCAAGGTTCAACAGGACGGGATCTTTAGAGTTTGTCTGGTATAAAAATAGCGGAATCATCCTAGAACCTTCAAACAGATTCAATTTCAAAGCAAGTGATGATTTAGTACAAATTAAAGGAGTAATGACAACCGTTGATGATACAACATACCTTGCAGGAAGTGACGAATATGTTGTTGATTTAAGTGAAAATCCTTTATTGCAAGGTAACTATGAAACTGTATTACCTAATATTTTAAATAATATAAAAGATACTGTATTTGTGCCGTTTGAAAGTTCGTGGCAAGGTAATCCAGCTATGCAAGCAGGAGATATAATTGTGCAGACAGATAGAGATGGTAATATATATAATACTTTGATTACGCATAGCACTTACAAATACAGAGGTGCTAGTACATTAATTGCTAAAGGGTTACCTGCTATTTCAAAAAGTTATAAAGGTTCTACGAACAAGAAAATTGCAGAAATTAAGAGATTAACAAAAGAATTAGAAAAAGATACAGCAGATAAACTAACAACATTAGAACAAGCACAACTTAATGCTACACAGCTTATTGCTAGTATGCTAGGTGGTTACGCTATACGAGGTACAGATGCTTTTTATGTAGCTGATAGTCCAGACTTAGCACAAGCACAAAAGGTATGGAAATGGGGTATAGGTGGTTTTGGTTACAGCTCTACTGGTGTTGATGGACCATACACTGCTGCTATAACAGCAGATGGCAGTATAGTTGCTATGTTAGTTGCTGCTAATATTATAACAGCTAATATGATTAATACAGGGTTACTTAGAAGTGTAGATGGCTCTACATGGATAAACTTAGATGATGGTACGTTTAGCTTTAAAAATGTACTTAAATTTGAAGATAATAAGCTAATATTAGATTCCCCGGATATACCTACAAAAAGTGACTTGGAGGAATATGCTCCTAAAGTTTCACCAGATGGGCTAGTAGAAATTAGTCCTTCAAAAGGTTTTTTAGTTTATAAAGATGCTACAAAACAAGAATTTGCACAGCTCTATGATGGTGGAGCTTATAGGGTAGCTATAGATACAAGTACAGGGCAAGAGGTTAAAAGAGAGTATTTCTACGAAAGGGCATTGATTACCGTCGGCGAATGGGGATATGATTTTAGACAGGGAGACGACGGCCAACCTGAACCAACAGAAGCTGAAGTTATACAAGATTTAAACTGTAAATATTTTGTTCAACTTACAGATGACTTTAAAAATAAGCCATTTAAGATAAAAGTAAATACAACAAGTGATGAATTACAATTTTTTGACATTCCAAATTATCAAAATTATTTAGATAAAGTGTTCACAAAAAAAATGATAATAAAAATAGAAGATACTCAAGGTAATGTTTGGGATGGTAAAGATAGTTCAACTATGCCTACTTTAATTAAAACAAATGCAAATTTTTATATTACAGGATATGTTTATTATGAAGGAGAGAACTTAGTAGACATGGGTGGTGGGATTCAAGCCTATGTATGGTCTTTAGTGGCCACTAAATTTAAAATGGATTTAGATATAACAGCATAACGTATATAAAGGATTACGAAAGGAGTGATAAAATGCAATACACACCGAACTTAAATCTAAAAAAGCCAGATTATGGGGACATTGCAGATATACCAAGCATTGTTACTAACAACATGGATATACTCGATACAAAGATAACAGATATAGAAAAAGCAAAATATTTAACAATAGGACCAACAACCTCAGACAAAATAACGCTAAATAACAGTGTTAAGGGGCAAGTTAACGTAGATTTTAGTGGAAATAGTAGAATAAATATACTCACAGAGAATCAAGCAAATGTCGAATATGGCTTGGAGGGTATTAATTCGGCTGGCTCAACTTTATCTGTAACTACTAACGAAAAAGCTTTCGGATTTCAGTCATTAAAAGTAGTTACAGATGGAAGTGCTGGCAATGAAGGATTCTTTTTATCATCTGTAAGTGCATTGCCAAATAAGACTTATACTGCATCTGCATATTTAAAAGGTAGTGGAACAGTAAAACTAGAATTATCGCAAAGAGACTCAAGTGATACTGCAATATCTAGCGGCACACAAATTGTTACATTAACATCAACATGGCAAAAGGTTTCTGTGACTTTTAATTTTGGAATAAATGGTGTAAAAGCAAGATTACTAGTTAGAACAGATTTAGCACAATCAATTACATTTTACGCTGACGGCATGATGATAGAGGAATCTGATACAGTTAAACCGTTCATCACAGGTGTTAAATCTACAGTTATGGCACAAAAATTGACGAGCGTTGGGAAGAATATATTTGATGAATCTAATTCTATCTATAGTGACACAGGAAGAATACGTGCTACATGGAACGGTAAAAAAATTGTGTTGAATAATTCTATAAATACAGCGAATCGTGCTGAAGCTAGATATACAATGTTTTTTCAAAATGGAGAAACATATATAGCAAAAAAATTTAATGAAAATATTATAAACGGATCAGCAGTTTTAGTTCAACTTACAAACGTTGGGGAAACTTTAATAGCACAGGCTATATCGCCCAATGTACCTTTTGTATTTAGTTTACCAAGTGGATATTATGATATATCATTTTATACAAACGCAGGTAGTTTACAAAATATTGAACTTAATGTAGTTTTATATATGGACTCTACAGCAATATTATACGAACCCTACAAATCCGATAAAACATACATTTTATGTACAAATTCTGAAACAGGGGAAATAGAAGAAGCTAGAAGCGTTCCAAATGGTACAAGAGATAGATTGTATTATAGCAATGGGAAATATTATTCTGAGAAGAATACAGAAAAAGTAATTTTAGACGGTAATTTAACATGGACGGGATTATATACATTCACTAATACTTATAGAATGTATTTGGATAATTATTGTATCGCTAATAATATGAAGCAAAGCATAGATAATAGTGGTATTGGTTATTGTAGTGATGGAAATTTTGGTGTTTTAGCAAATGCAGATTTAGATAAAAGAAATATCAGTATGGGATATACAACCTCAAATGGTAGGTTGTACATTAATATCGAAAAAGCAAAAGTTGATGCAATGACAGGAATAGATATTCCTGCTAAATTTAAAGCGTACTTAAATCAATATCCAATCACACTAAATTATCAGTATTCGGAGGATGCAGTTAAAACTTATAATCTTAGTACTAGTCCACTTACTTGTTATGAAAATGGTACAGTAATATTTGAAAAGGTAATTCCAGAAGTGACAGTATCTTATGATAGTGCAACTGGATGTAGCGTGACTCATACTGAATATCCTATACATTTTATAGATTTTATTAGAAAAGTAAATAAACTAGATGGTAGCTATATTGAACTGGATAAGAGCAAAGCAGTAATTGCAGCAAACAAACTAAGTTTTACTCATTCTGACCTAGTTGAAGGAGATTTGGTTGATTGGGATTACTATTATCCACCAGAGTTAAGTACAGATGGAGAGAAAACAGTAACATATCCTATCAATGCAGCTGCAGCATTGCAAGGTGCTCTAGAAATGATTACTCAAATGAGTAAGGACTATCAGGAATATAAGCAAAGAACAGATGCACATTTATTAGACATAGAAGCTCGTTTAGCTTTATCAGGAATATAAAAAATAAAGGAGTGTTGTAAATGTATAGATATAGTTTGTTAAAGAGAGTAATTGAAAGTAATAACCCGTATGTGAATAAAGATGATTTGCTTTTACTAAATATGACTTTCTTCACGTCAGGAAGTTACGGAGAAGGTGAAGAGGCACAAGCGAAGTATGATGAACTTAACAACTTAATTAATGAAACTACAGCAGTATAAATACTAATCAAGGCGTTAACGCTTAAATTTACACCAAGTAAGAAGGGTGTATTTTTTATGCCCTTCTTTTTAATTTTCACCAGGGGGTGGAGTATGAGTGAATATATAGAAAAAGCACTAAGTGGAGCAAAGCCATACATAGCTATGTTTCTTTCGATGATTTCCTATCTAATGTTTCCTGATTCTGCTTATGAAACTGCAGCTATTGCAGTAGGAATAACAATGCTATTAGACATAGTTACAAAGTATATGGCTTTAAGTCATGAAGCACATGGATATAAAAATGCTGTTAAGACTAGATTAATATTCTCAGGAACTTTATGGGCAAAAACAAGAATAAAACTTACTGCATACCTAATAATTGCTATACTGGCAGGACTTGCTTACAGAGTTACTCCACTTCAACAAGTAGGAGTCTTTTTTGGTACTGTAGTTTATGCGGTAATTTTTTTACGAGAATCCCAAAGTATTCTAGAGAATCTATCTGATGCGGGAGCAGATGTTGGGTGGCTTATTAGATGGACCAAGAAAAAGCAGGATAAAATATTAGATGAAGATGGATTTGTCCAAGAATTTGAAAAAAAGGTGGATGATAAAATTGAAAGAATTTAAAATCATCACTACAGAAGAATTATTAAAAATGCTAGATAATTATAAATTCAAGCAATTACATATTCATCACACATGGAAACCTAGTCATTCAAATTTTAATGGCAATAATCACATAGCACTGCAACAAGGTATGTACAACTATCACGTAAACACTAATAAATGGCAAGATATAGGGCAACATGTATCACTTACTCCTGATGGATTATGGGTAACTGGCAGACCTTTTAATGTTACACCAGCTTCAATAAAAGGATGGAATACAGGAGCCTTTGCAGTAGAAATGATAGGTAATTTTGATATAGGTCATGACAAGTTAGAAGGAGAGCAGAAAGAGAGCATATTAAGACTTATTAAGTATTTCTTAGAGAATTATAGAGAGAGTTCAGTTAAATTTCATAGAGAAGGGCCAGGAGTGAAAAAAACATGTCCTGGTACCAGCTTAGATAAGAAAATACTTATTCAGGAGGCTAAAAGCATGGGAAAAGCATTTAATGATGTAGATGATAATAGATGGTCAGCTAAGTACATCGAGAAAGCTAAAGAATTAGGGTTAATAGAAGGAGATGGCCAAGGGAATTTTAATCCTTTAGGACCACTCACTAGAGAGCAAGCAGCTGTATTAATGATTAGACTATATGAAAAATTAGGAGGTAAATAAATGAATAATGATGCTGTAGTACAAATAGGAACAATAATAATAACTTTAATAGGTACGATTTTTACTCTCATAGTTATACCTTATATCAAGAGTAAAACCACAGTAGAACAACAGAAGAATATTGAATTTTGGGTTAAATTTGCAGTACAAGCAGCAGAACAAATTTTCAATAAGCCTGGTTTGGGTGGTAAGAAAAAGCAGTATGTTATAAATTTCTTGAAAAACATAGGAATAAAAATTACTATGGAGCAATTAAATGTTTTAATAGAAGCAGCAGTTCACGAAATAAACAAAGGAAAATTATTAGAAGAAGCTTTGACTATAACCGGGGAGTAATCCTCGGTCTTTTTTTATTTTTTGGAATCTAAATCAAAAGTAGTGTAAAAATAGCTTGCATATTTAGCACAGATTAAGCGGAAAAGACAAGCCTAATGCAATTAGTCTATTGAGTATGCAAAAACGCTAGAAAGTAGCTTTAAATGCTTTAGGATTGATTTAGTGTATTTTGGGGTAGACTTTACGGCTTACCCTTATTTTTTATGTCTATTCGTAGAAAAAAGTTGAAAAGTTCTTTAAAAATAGTTTTAATAAATGTTGACAATAACGTTACGTTGTAGTATAATTTAATTAAGATAAAGAAAAGGAGCGAATAAAATGAAATTTAAAAACAGAGAAGAAATAAAAAATATATTAGAGATGAATATAACCGATAAAGAAAAAAAGAATTTAATAGCAAATTTAAAAAACATAAAAACCGATATAGGCAGAATAATATGCACAAACTATGAACTAGATATAAAAGAAGGGCAAGCATGGAATAACAAAGGAGTAGCTACAAGCTGGACAGATAGAAATGATGATAATTCAGAATTCAAACCAGAAGCTTCAAGAGACATAAAATATTTACTACATGTAGAAAATGAAGTTGCAGGATACAAAGTACAATATTTCAACTATGACGACTTAGAGGAATTAGGGTTAGAAGAAGATGAAATAGACGAACTATTGGAAGATGAAGTCTACAATCAAACAATGAGTTTACTCGGCAGTGATGCAGACATGAAAAATGAGGCAGAAATACTAGTACCAGCTGAAACTAAATTCAAAATAAAAGAAATAAGCGACGCTAGAGAAGATGAAGGATATATATACATATTACTAGAAGAAATAAAATAGGAGGCTGAAACTGAAATGGAAAAGAGAAAAGCAAGAATGATAGTTAATAAAGCAGGAGCGGGTAATTCTACCTTTAGAGCTACCCTTCCTGCACTGTGGATTAGAGAAATGGGACTGAGCGAAGATGATAGAGACTTAAAGTTATTTTTTGATGGGAAGGTAATAACTATAAAAAATAATGAAGAGGAAATTATAATGTTAGAAAAGCTGCTTGAAATAGCCAAAATTGAGATTGAAAACGAAATGAATAGATTAGGATTTATTGACGACAGTGATAACTGCGATAGATTCTTAGACGAACTAGCTAAAGAGTTAGTAGAAAAAGAACTGCTACAAGGAAAAGATGATATAGATCTATTATATGAAAAAGAAGATGAAATAGAGGAGCTTTCAGGAGAGCTGCTAGAACTAATTAAAGAACACGTTTCAGGTAATTATAGCAGTGAGGGCTACAAAAAATGGAGTGAAATAGGTGAGTAGAGAAGTTAGTGATTATGTCAATTGCAAGGTCGAAGGTTGCAATAATAAAGCAAAAACTAATAGTTTGTGTGGTAAACACTACGCTCAATATCTAAGACATAATAAAGTTTTAGCTAGAACTAGATTTGAAGAAAATGAAATAGTAATTAAAGAAAAATATGCAGAAATAATAGTATATGACTTCAATAACAACGTAAAGGGTAAAGTCATAATAGACAATGAATACTTAGAAATAATAAAGGGTTTTAAAATATACACTGATAATCAAGGATATGCAACAGTCAATATTGATAATGAAAAACTACATTTAACAGAAATGATTTTTGGTAGATTACAAGCTGATAAATGCTATTCATATAAAAACAAAGACAAGTTTGACTGTAGAAAAGAAAATATAGAAATTGATACAAGAGAAGAATTGTCAAGAAAGCAGAAATTAAGCAAGAAAAATAAAACTGGAGTTAAAGGTGTAGTTATAAATGAAGGTAAGTATCAAGCTCACATAGGGCATCAAGGAAAATCAATATATCTAGGCCGTTATGATACCTTAGATGAAGCAAAAGAAGCTAGAATTACAGCAGAAAAACAATACTGGGGCAAGATTTACACTAAAGACTAGAATGATCTCTAGTCTTTTTTCTATGCAAACTTATTCTTTAGTATATCAATGATAATAAAATAAAAATATATACATTAACGGTTTACATTTTTTTAATAATATGCTGTTATGGTTTAAAGAAATAAAAGCAAAAAGGAGAAAAATTATGAAATATGTAACCCAAGAGATTTTATTATGGTTGACTTTTTTAAAACTTTTTCTCCTTTAAGTTTACTTTACTTTAAAGAGAAAACTACTTGACAAAGACTAACATTTTTAATATTGTGCTTGACAAAACACAATAAAATTAGTAAAAAACTTTCAACTGCATTTGTAAAGTATAGTTGACAAAAAACAATGTTTAGGACAAAACGGTTACATACAACGTATATGTAAGACAGAATAGTCTGAAAGGATTATTCTGTTTTTTATGAATAAATTTCTAAAATATGCTTGACAATACTCAATATATTGAGTATAATATAATTAAGAAAGGGGGTAAGAAATTGAAAGATGGAAGTCAAACAGAAGAATTAATAAACCTAACAATCTCACTAGTAAACTTAGCAACATCAATCATAGCACTAGAAACTGTAAGACAAAGCAAAAAGAGTTCTTCAAAAAAGAAGAACCCTCGCAAAAGAAAATCTAAGAAATAG